GAACAACTGCTGCTGCTCATTCAGATGATGCTACTGTAACACAATTTGATGGTGGAAGTGTTCCTTCACATATAATTCGTACTCCTGATAATGGCTATGGTTTATTTCCGTATCCAGATAAAGCATACACATTAGCATTTGATTATTATACACATCCTAGTTCTGACTTGGATGCTCATGGTGATACAACTACTATTCCAGATAGGTTTAAACATGTAATTGTAGATGGGGCAGTATCTTATGTATATTTATACAGAAGTGAAGTACCTTTATATGAAAGAAGTTTTGCATTATTTAATGAGGGTATAAAACACATGCAAACACTTTTAATAAATAGATTTGATTACGTGCGAAGTACTTACATACCTCGTTCAACTAATTCTGCATATACCACCTCTTCATCATTTTAGTTATAAAGAAAGGAAAATAAAATGACGCAAATACCTCAAGGTAATAATATGTTTTGGGATGTGCAGTCTGTAATTACTGTAGGTTCTAGTGCAGCCCAAACAAATGTCTCAAATTTTAATTTAGCTACAATGCATTTAAATGGGGAAGTATATGTCAATTTTAGTAGTTCAAGTACGGCGGCAGTAAGCACAGCAAATGATATTAAATTAGCTGCAGGTCTTCACTCATTAACTGTTCCAAAACAAGTAGGAAATAATCAATATTTAAATTACGCTCGTGTTGGTGGTACTGATGTAACTATGCGTTTAGTATTATCGTAAGGAGAATAGAATGGGAATTTTATCAGGACTTATAAGTGAAAATGTTGATAGGCACACTCAAGATATTATAACTCTTACTGCAACAGCTTCAATAACTACAGCCGATCATTCAGGAAGAACACTTCTAATGGGTGAGGTAGGCGGTGATGCTGCTGCTACTTTTACACTTCCAGCAGCCACAGGAACAGGAAGTGTTTTTAGATTTGTTGTTTCTGTAGTTAATACTTCAAACTACTTAATTAAAGTAGCAGATGCAACAGATACTATAGATGGTCAAATTGTAATTACTGATGCAGATGGAACAGACGCTGCTTCATTTGTAACTGCTGCTACTTCAGATACCATCACACTTAATGGCACAACTACCGGTGGTGGTGCTATTGGTGATTATGTTGAATTGATAGATATAGCATCTAATCAATATGCAGTAAGCGGTATGGTAACCTGTGCCGCAGGTTCTAATATCGCTACGATGTTTAGTGCTACTGTATCATAACTTAGCTAAAGAAAGGAATAAAAAATGGCTAGTTTTAAATTGACACAAGGTATATCTCGTGTCCCTGAAGATGTCTTTGTTGAAGATGGCATGACTGTAACTTCAGGTGGTCTAACGGTTACTGCAGGTGGCGTTACGGTTACTGCAGGTACTACTACTTTAGGCGGATCATTTATACGAGATTTAGTTACACTCACTGAAGATACTACGCTTACGAATGCGAATCATGCAGGTCGTATTCTACTGATGGGTGAAGTTGGCGGTGATGCGTCAGCTACCTTTACTTTACCAGCGGCGACAGGCACTGGTGCAGAATTTCAGTTTATTGTATCTGTTGTTAATACTTCCAACTATGTAATTCAAGTTGCTGATGCGACTGATACGATTGACGGTTCTGTTACTCTTCATCAAGACAGTGCTAATACGGTTGCCTCTTTTAATACTGCATCTACTTCAGATACCATTACGTTGAATGGTACTACGACAGGTGGTGTTTCTATTGGTGATGAAATTACTCTTATTGATATTGCTACTAACCAGTATATGGTTAAGGGCATATTGACTGCAAGCGGTACGGAAGCTACTCCATTTAGTGCTGCCGTTTCGTAGTAACTTAGCATGCATAGATACTTGCTCATCTGTACTTTAACTCATAGGTGAGCAAGTATTTTATGCTTTTAATAAAAGGGGCTAACACATGGCTGTAAGAATTATAAATGCTGGTTCAGCCTTGTCTAGTACTAATTTAACAACAGTATATACTTGCCCCGCAAATTTTTCAGCTAGTATAAAAGAGGTATGGGTTGCTAATGTTGATGGCACAAGTGCTGCCGATATAACACTTAAATGGACTGATACATCTGCAAGTGCTACTTTTGATATAGTTAGTACATCTAGTGTAGCAGCGGATAGTTATCTTCGTATAGATAATGCTAATATATTCTTAGAAGCAGGAGATATATTTAAAGCACAAGCATCTGCAGCAAATGACTTAACTGTTTCTCTTTTTATTGAAGAAGAAATTAAACCAGCAGGATAATATAAATGCCAGATACTTCAGCAATATCTCCTGTAACAGTTTCTTTAAATGGTGGTTTAATTCTTGATAGAGATGATTTTAGTATGCCACCGGGAGCAGCAGTTGAGTTACAAAATTTTGAACCCAGTATTGGTGGGGGGTATAGAAGGCTTACTGGTTCTGCTAAATTTGATAGTGATCAAGTAGATGGTAGCAATGCAATACTTGGTGTTAAGATTTTTAATAGCGGTGTCCTTGCAGCAGCAGGAAATGTTTTAAAGTTTAGTACAGGTACAGGGTGGGGTTCTTCAATAGCTACAAGAACTTCTGCTGGTCGTTATAAGTTTGACGATTTTAACTTTACTAATACATCTAAAGTAATTATGGTTGATGATGTTAATCAAGCAGCTACTTTTGATGGATCAACGTATACTCTTTTAAATGCTACTGGTGCCCCTGCTGATCCTGCCTCCGTACAAATATTTAGAGATCATGCATTTTTTGCAGGGATGTCTACAAATCCACAAGAAATTGTATTCTCTGCCCCTTTTAATGAAGCAGATTTTACAGCAGCAAATGGCGCTGGGTCAATTAAAGTAGATACTAATATTGTAGCATTAAAAGTTTTTCGTGATACTTTATTTGTTTTTGGTAAAGATAAAATTTATAGATTGCAAGGAACAAGTATAGCTGATTGGCAAGTTTTTCCTGTAACTCGTGTACTAGGATGCTCTGATGGATTTTCTGTTCAAGAAATTGGCGGTGATTTATTATTTCTATCCCCAGATGGATTGAGAACTATTGCTGCTACAGAAAGAATTGGTGATATAGAATTAGGTTCAGTATCTAAACCTGTACAGCAGAGAATACAAGATATAGGATTTGATAATCTTACTTCTGTTATTGTAAGAAATAAAAGTCAATACAGATTATTTTATCCTGAAACAGGGGCTATAGCAAGGGATAGTAGAGGAATTTTAGCTACACTTAAACGCACTCAGCAAGGTGTAGGTTATGAATTTGCTGATCTTAAAGGCTTAAAACCATCTGCTACAGATTCTGGTTTTATTAGTAATACTGAATATATTATTGAAGGTGGTTATGATGGTTTTGTTAGACGGCAAGAAAGTGGAGATACCTTTGATGGAGATAATGTTGTAGCAGTCTATAGATCACCTGATTTATCTCTTGGAGATACAGGTCTTCGTAAATTAATGCAACGAGTAATTTTAAATTACGAGGTTGAAGGAACAGTAGATGCTCAATTAAGAATAAGATATGATTCTGATTCTAGGGAAACTCCACAACCTAAATTTTTTGATGTTTCTTCTCCCGGTGGTATAGCAATTTACGGTAGTTCTGCTTCTACGTATGGGAATGCTGTATATGACTCAAGTGGAGCGCCAATTTTTAGGAGAGCTATTGAAGGATCAGGATTTCTTATTGCTGTAAGAGTTAACCATGATAGTTCAGAGAATCCATTTACTTTACATTCGTATCAATTAGAATTTACTCTTGGGGGACGACGATAATGGGGGCAACCTATACAAGACAAAGTAGCACAGAGATTGTAGCTGGTGAAGTAATCAATGCTGCAGATTTTAATAATGAATTTACTCAGCTTGTTTCTGCATTTGCTGTATCTACGGGACATTCGCATGATGGTACTACGGCAGAAGGCGGTAATGTTACTAAGCTTTTGGGAACAGCAATTACAATTGGAGATGGTACTTCAGGAACAGATATTGCGGTAACATTTGATGGAGAAACTAGTGATGGCCTGCTTACGTGGATGGAAGATGAAGATCACTTCTTATTTAGCGATGATATAGTAATAAACAGTTCAAAAAGATTATACTTATTTGATGAGGGCGGTGAGTATATTTCTGGTGATGGTACTGATCTTACTCTTACATCTGGAGCAGATATTAATCTTACTGCTACATCAGATGTTAATATTCCTAGTGGAGTAGGTGTAACATTCGGAAATGATGGAGAGAAAATAGAAGGAGATGGAACTGATCTCACAATTAGTGGTAACAACATTAATCTTACTGCTACTGCTGACGTTGTAATACCGGCTAATGTAGGTATTACTTTTGGTACTGGTGAAAAGATTGAAGGAGACAGTACGGATTTAACGGTAACATCTGGTGCTGATATTAATCTTACGGCAACAAGTGACGTAAATATTCCTGCTAATGTAGGTGTTACATTTGGTAATGATGCAGAGAAGATTGAAGGAGATGGCACTGATCTTACTATCTCTGGTAATAATATTAATCATACGGCTGTAGCTGATGTAGTTATTCCTGCTAATGTAGGTATAACCTTTGGCACTGGCGAAAAGATTGAGGGAAACAGTACAGATTTAACGGTGACATCTGGTGCCGACATTAACTTAACTGCTACGTCTGATGTAAATATACCAGCTAATGTAGGTGTTACATTTGGTAATGACGGGGAGAAAATAGAAGGCGATGGAACTGATCTTACAATTTCGGGAAATAATATCAATCTCACT